CTAATATGTTTTTAAACAAGCAAAACCACCAGGAACCCCATAAATCTCCGCTACTTCTTGAAGAGATAAATGAGTATCTTCATAAGCAGAAATCATTTCATCAGTAAGTAATAACTCCACTGCAAATGTATTTGCTTCAATCTCTAATCGATCTACAGAATACAGAGTTTTATTTCTTAAAAATGGAGTATTTGCTTTGGAATGTAATAAAGCATGTCCTAGTTCATGAGCACAGACAAAGCGTTGTGTGGTTTCGTCAATCCTATTATTAATATGAATGAATTTAAAGCGTTTATAAGTGTTGTAAAAACCAAGAGTATTCCCAAGGTCTTCAAACAACACTATAATACTTTTTCGTTTAGCAATTTCAAAGGGGTTTGTTGTGTCGTGTTTTTTTACGATTTTGAGTACATATTCTTTAATTTCCATTAATTCACTCCACTCAATCTTTTTTATATTTGTTTGGAGTGAATTTTTGTTTTGCTAATTGTTTTGCCATTCGCATTGAGTTCTCCAGAGAGATGCGAATCATTTCTTTTGTATGATCGTCTATTGGTTCTCCGTCAAACATTAACGCTTCATTACTGTTTTCTAAATCTTTTAATGTTTTTTCTAAGTCACGTGCAATATCACGTTCATCTTTAGGAGATAATTTAATATCGTTTGGGCTATTAAGATAACCAATTTCCTCTAATAAATTTGTTTTATCTTTATTTATAGCTTTAGCAATTTGCTCAATGACAGCTAATGTTGGCTCAACGGGTTTTCCATTTCGAGGATCTATACCCTTTTCTAATTTATCTATATAAGAATGGCTTAGTTGGCAACGAGTAGCAAATTCTCTTAATGAAAGGTTACGTTCTTGACGGTATTCACGTATTATCATGCCTAATGTTTTCATATCTTGTCCCTCCTTGAATACAATTGTAATCTATCGTTTACAAAAAAGCTAAAAAAACGTTGTACTTCATGGTTGACGTAATGTATTCAATGGAGTACAATTTATTTGTAATCAAATGAATACATAGGTGGTGATTGAATGAACCATGTAGCAAAAATTCGTAAACAATTGAATATGTCACAAGACTCACTTTCTAAAAAAGCAAAGGTATCAAGGCCATATTTATCTAATATTGAAAATTTGAAAGTGCAACCTAGTGTCGGGGCCGCCATTAGGATTGCTAAAGTATTAAATAAGCGGGTAGAGGATCTTTTTTAACTAGAATGTAAACCATGGTATACAAAAGGGGTGAGGAAATGCCATCAACTAACATGGCAGTACCAACAGATTCGTCGCATAAACATATAAAAAGCACTTCAAGAGGTGACACCATGAGCCAACAAGAAGAATATGCGGCGACTTATGAATTTGGAAAAACGAAAGTTCATGTTGTGGCTCCTGAGCCAAAATCACAAAAGGATATTGATAAAATCCGTCAAGCATATTACAAGGCTGGTTGGGCCATCATCAAAGAAATACAAGTGAAAGAAAACATTGAGGAATAGTTCCTCTCTTTTTACATGAATAATAGACAAGTTACATATGTACTAAATTCATTGTAACCATTTGAAAACTAAATATGGAGGCGAACAGATATGGGAACAAGCATATACTGCAATTCAGCAATAGGGGAATTACTACAGAATGCTAGAGAATGTTGTGATAATGTTCAGCTGAAAACGAAAAAAGGGTTATCTAAGTACCTTGGTATTACACATGAAAGATTAACCCGTATTGAATCTGGACTTTCTAAACCAGAATTTGAGCTTGCGATGGATTGGTGTCATGCAACAGGAGCAAAGTTGAATCAACAAGCGATTAAACATATTTATGGGGTTGGGTTACCGCCTACAGATCCACGTTTAACTCAAGATGTAAATCTACAATTGATGAACTACATTAAACAAGCTGAAGAGGGGATTGCGGCAGCGAAGGAAATTATGAACTTACAAGTTGCAACCAGATCATGGAAGCTTGATGAAAAAAAGAAACATGAATACTCAGTTCATGCAAAAGAAATCTTCGATACAATCCAAGCTACGCAATGTGTAGTACAAGCTCTTGAACAAGTACAATTTGGCATTATGGAACAAATACAAAGAAGTTGGTTGCAAAAGGCTATGGCGGAGAACGTTATTATTCAATCGGTGGATAGCTTAATGAATTTAACAAAGGTGCTGTAAAGGAGGAAGGAAAATGACAGTAGATTATAAGAAACCGAGTCTAAGAGAATATAAGGAACTAATTCGCTATGATGCAAAGCTAACTGGTGAAATTAAAATAGCGCAAATACTTGGTGAGGATTCAAAATCAGTTGAATTAAAGCAAGAGAAGAAATTGTTGGGGATTCGAATCAAAATTATCGAAGAATCATTCATTTTGAAACATAAATGGGCAAAAGAAAAAGCTACCGCCTAGACAACAGTAGCTGACAATATATTTTACAAAATAATTATATCATTATATTAATTTTTTGGGTAAATTAATGAACTTGTAGTTTCTACCATTAAATTTAAAGTGTACCAAAATAATAGATTTTTAATATTTTTATAAAAAATAGAAAAGTACTGTGCTTTTCATTATGACCAGAAAGGAGATGTAATTCATGAACGATAAATACGATTGTCTTCATGATCTAGTTCTTCCGGGAGACTTTTCGTTTGCGGATAAACTTCATAACTGTATGGTTGCATGCGTTCATAACATGTTTAATGCAGAATCAACTGAAGAATCAAATCGCTGGGAAGAAGAACTGGAGCGATGTATGAAAGAATTTAAAATGCTTCGTGATACAAAAGAAGAACATGAGGCTTCGATGAGCTATCGTGTAGTGATTAAGGATTTAAGAACAAGGGGAGTTAACGCCTCATTAGTAAGACGTAGAAAATAAAAAATCTATCACTTAGCAGAGTGATAGATAAATGGTTTTGCAAAAGATCTTAGGATTAATTATATCAAATTAGTATTCGTATAACAACGGGGTGTGTTGCATGCTTTTAGACAAGTCATTACATAGAGTGTTGTTGAATTCTAAAGTGTTTCAACAAGCAACATCAGAGCAACACCTAATTTACTTAGTAAAACAATATCTCAAAACAGGATACAAGAATTATCGCTTATTACGTGTAGAGGACGGATTCGCGATATGTAAACGGGAGGATGAATAATATGGCAGTTTATAGACCAGTACATGTTTCATTTTGGCAGGATTCATTTGTTTTAGATCTTACACCGGAGGAGAAGTATTTCTACTTATATTTGATGACAAACAGTAAGACGTCTCAATCAGGAATCTATGAGCTTCCACTTCGTATCATTGAAACTGATACAGGATACAATCGCGAAACTGTTATGAAGCTATTAGAACGTTTTGCTGAGTACGGAAAAATTAATTACAACCAAAAAACAAAAGAGTTGTTCTTAATCAACTGGTTGAAGTTCAATCCAATTAAAAATGTAAACATTGAAAAGTGCGTCTTAAAAGAGATTCAATCTGTGAAGGACAAGGATTTCTTAGTTGATTTCTATGAAACATGTTTGCAATTAGAACGTGAACAAGATTTCAAAATCCCTCGTATTAAGGAGTATTTATCAGTCCGTTTGGAGGGGCTTATAAGGGGCTTCCAAGACCCTAGCAAGGAAGAAGAAAAAGAAAAAGAAGAAGAAAAAGAACAACAACAAGAAGAACGCGCAAGCGCGGAAGAAGTTGTTGAGGTTAATCCGATTTCTTTTTACGAACAAAACTTCGGACTGATTACACCTTTTATTGCAGATGGTATTCATGCATGGGTAGATGATTTAAATGCAGAGCTTGTTGTAAAAGCTATGGAAATCGCTTTAGAGAAAAATACAAGAAACATGAATTACGTAAATACGATTTTAAGAGATTGGCATCTTAAGGGATTGAAAACAATAATGGACGTTGAGGCAGCTGATAAAGCATTTCGTACTCAGCGATTAACACAAGCGCAGCAACAGACACAAGCACCTTATCAAAATAAAGGTCTATCAGCATCTACTCAAAACGTATTACAGCAGCAACAAGCATGGGAGCAGAACATTCCAACAGAAGAAGAACTTGCAGTACTTAACCAACAGAATACGTGGTTGGCCCAATGAGTAACGATATGATTCGTAATGTAGAAGCTGAACAAAGTGTTTTAGGTAGCGTTATCCAAGAAGGCGATTTAATTAAAGATTGTCAGCTAAAGGCAAAACAGTTTTCTTCACCAACGCACCAAGTGATTTTCAAGGCGATGAGAGAATTAGAGGATGCCGAAGTCCCGATAGACCTTGTCGCTCTCATTGGGAAATTTGAAGACAGTTTTATAAATCAAATTGGTGGTATTGCGTTCTTTGTAAACTTAACTGAAGTTGTTCCAACGACGAAAAACTTTTCGTATCACGAAGGTTTAATTATCGAAGCTTGGAAAATGAGACATGCTCAAGAGGTTGCTGGTAACCTATATAACCGCCTTCAGCAAGAAAGAGATATGAGTGCTATTAGTGCATCAATTGATGAACTAAGCGCCATTGAAGAAACAGGTTATTCAAATGAATTTAACTTGAAAGAAACGCTAGTTGATTTGTATAAGAAAATGCAAGTTGATGTAGGTGATTTAACTGGGATACCAACTGGTTATGACGACTTAAACAGAATGACAGCAGGGTTACAAGAAGGTGATTTAATTATTATTGGTGCCCGTCCTTCGATGGGGAAAACAGCATTTGTATTAAACGTCGCTTTTCATGCAGCAAGTGCTCATACAGCAACAGGAATCTTCTCGCTTGAGATGGGGGAGGAGCAGTTACTTAAACGTATGATTTCAAGTACCGGAAATATAGATGCTACGAAATTAAAGAATCCTAAGAAGCTATGTAATTTAAAGGATTGGGAAAAGATTAGCCAAGCGATGGGATTAATTAATGATTTGCCATTAGAAATTTACGATAAAGCAAATGTAACGATGCAAGAGATTTACGCAAAGACTAGGAAATTAAAGCGTAAGTACCCTGATAAAAAGGTGTTAATTGCAATCGATTATTTGCAGCTTATTGTGGGTGATCCAAAACATAGAGGGAACCGCATGCAAGAGATTGGTGAGATTAGTCGTAAGTTAAAACTGATGGCCAGAGAATTAAATGTATGTGTAGTTGCATTATCACAGTTAAGTCGTGCTGTAGAAAGTAGGCAAGATAAGAGGCCGTTGCTATCAGATTTACGTGAGAATGGTCAAATTGAGCAAGATGCGGATTTAATAGCATTCTTATACCGTGAAGATTACTATGACCGCGAGACAGAAAATAAAAACATAACGGAAGTTATTTTAGCGAAACAGAGAAATGGTCCAGTTGGTGTTGTTGAACTAGCATTCATTAAAGAATTTAGTAAGTTTGTAAATTTAGAGAGAAAGTTCAATCATCAACAGGAGGCTTAATTATGTTGTTACGTCAGGAAGTAGAACGCAGAAAACTAATAATCATTCGTAAATTATTGGGATTAGGATTAGCTGAAATTAACGGACAAACATTAGATCAACTAACATTAACGCAGCTTGAAGGAATCTTAATAGTAAGCTTGCAGGTATTGGAGGGGAAAAACAATGCCAAAGCAACTAACAATTTTTGATGTAGAACCAGTTGTATCATTTGATCTTAAGAAAGCTCATATTCAACGTTTAAATTCAAAATTACGGTATACAGATGTGGTTGTGCAAATACCACGTCAAGCCAAAGCAATAGATGAATTAAAACCAACGACAGCGTCTGATGAACGTTATGAGTTGTTTGAAGATTACACAATTGGAATTTGGCGTTATAAACGAGCGGAGGATAAACAATTTGTATGGGAAGAGGCAGAAAAAATGTGTAAGCAAGCAAGGGATGAAAAAAAGCCGATTCCAATACGGCTCTATTTATCACTTGAACAAGCATTTGTTCCAGAAATTGTTGTGCAATATCTATAGACAAATAAAATAAGCTGAGATCACTCTCAACTTACTTCGACAAAGTAATTATAACATATGGGAGTGATCTTGGTGGGAATTAGAAAAGAAAATCTTGTTGAAATGACAGCTGAAATTTCTTTAGTGGAAAATATGATTTATGTTGTGAAGGATGGACAGATTCATTCAATTGAACCGCCGTCAACTGGTCATGGTGAACAGTCGTTTGTATACAAAGGTGGTAAAGTAGCACGTATGGAAGAACGAAAAACGCAGTTGCTTTAATAAGAATAGGATTCACTTTAAGAATTTATGGATTTTATCACTTTTTCTTTAAATTTTATATAGATAGTATATAATTAAAGAGGCTATATAAAAATAAAGAAAGAGGGATTGGAGATGCAAGAATATACTTTTAGTTCAGCAGTAAATCAAGTGATTGTTGATGGGATATTGAATGGATATAAAAGCTATATCCATGAGCGTAATGAAAAACAAAGAACAATGAAGATTAGCGACGCATATGCATGGGTAAAAGGAAATCATATTGATGACCAAACAGCCAGAGAATGTGCAAGTAAAGGGATTGTGTATAAAAAGGCTAAAGCAGGTTATACTTGGGGGTATTTACAATTTTCATCTTCTGAAGATAAAAGCATGTTTATTATAAAAAATGCTAAGTATTTTAGTGAAGAAAATTTTCCGGGTGGTAAAGGGATTGACGGAAATAAAAAACGGAAAAAAAATGATGAGAATTATTTGAAAAAGTTATCTAGGGTAAACCACAACATAAAATTTCCGGAAGTTCGATCACTTCCGAAAGAAGCAGGATTTGTTGAATTTTTAACTTTGTTTGATGATAATACTTTAAAATCATTAGAGGATACAGAAGTAAGTAGATTACAGAGAGAGTACGATAAGTTTTATATTGTAACTTATGAAATTGATGAAGCGTTCATGATTTCAAAAATATTTGTTTGGATGCCGAATCCTCATAATGAAAAAGCATATTTAGTGGATGATTTAACTGAACTAATTAATAATAGCTCAGTGGATTTTGAAGATGTAGATACTACAGTTCTAGAAAATGATGAATTAGATTATGATGAAGAGTCACCAGCTGCGTTTGATTTCGATATATTCCATGAAGAAGAATTGGATGATGAAAAAACAGATGATGATAGTCAAAGTTAGAAATATATTGTAGGAGGTAGGTAAAATGTTTGTTGGTAAAAATTTAACAAACATTCGAATTCTCCATGGTTACACAAGAAAACAACTTTCCGAAATGCTGGAAATTAGCGAACAGGCCGTTTGGCAATATGAAAACGGGTATATGTCGCCTAAATTGGAAGTTATTAATAAAATGAAGAGGATTTTCAAAGTAAAAAGTAAGTATTTTTATTCTGAGGATTTTTTAAGTGAAAATGGAAAATCGAATATACAACAGTGTCACATTGCATATAGAGCAGATATTATAAATAGTGCTCAAAAAACTCAAAGTGAAGCAAAAACAATAGAATTTATTAGTTCATTTTTAAATGTCATTGAAAAAAAGTTACATTATCCACCAAATGGAATAGCTGTGTTGAGAGAAAAGGCTATTCAATACCTTAATTTTTCTGATGAAGATAGAAAAACAAAAATTAAGCAGATAGCTAAAATGTCTAGAGAGTTTTTAGAAATAGGTAATAAAAGTAATTTGAATTTATTATTTATTCTTGAGAAAAAAGGAGCTTTTATTTTTGAAAAGGCTATTGGAGAAAGAATAGATGCTTACAGTTTATGGGCTGAAGATGGACGACCCTTTATTGTTTTAGGGAATTTAAAAAAATCTGCAGCTAGAAGGAACTTTGATTTAGCTCATGAACTAGGGCATTTGCTTCTGCACTATAAAGTTGAATTTTCTTCATTAGATAATAAAGCACATAGAGAACATGAACAGGAAGCGAATTTATTTGCTGGAGCCTTTTTACTGCCTGAAGCAGAATTTATAGAAGATTTTAATTCGCTTTCTAAAAATTCAGCCCCAGATTCTTACATCGATTTAAAAAGAAAATGGATTGTCTCAATTCAAGCACTCGCATATCGAGCGCATTCACTTGGTTTGTTGGATTATCAAAAGTATAGATATTTTAATATCAAACTAAATAGGCAGGGGTATAAAACAAGAGAACCGCTTGATGAAGAAATAAAAATCACGAAACCTGGTAAAGTAAAAAGTATTTTACAGCTTTTATTTGATAAAAATTATTTATCATTAGGTACACTTTTAGATACGCTCAAGGTAGATATTGAATTCTTATCTACTCTATTAGGGATAGAAATTGAATTCTTTGAAAAATATCAAATCGATTTGTCAAAAGAATTTACAATTGCAGATTTGAACGTAAAGGTGCAATAAAAATTCTATTCTTAATCCAGATAATATTAAAATGAAGAATGAAAGTAAATGTTATAGCAGCTTGAAGAAAAAGAGTAGTAGCGTTCGTTACCTACTCTTTTTGTTTTGAATTTGATATTTAATCATTTATTGTTTAACAGGGTTTAATGCCTTAGATTGTAACTTTTAAATGAAATAATCCTTTTATTTTAAATCAATATAATAGAATTTTAAGGTTATATGTTATATTAGATTTAAAATATGTAAGAAAAAATCACCATAATATTACAAAATATGCTATTATTATTTAGGATAACCCGTAAAGGGAGGATGTCACACGTGTGAAAACGGTAAAAGTTATAATCTTTATTATTGGAATTTGTTTAATTAATTTTGTTGGCGGAATCCCGACAGATGCGAGGAACCTTTTTATAACCCATACCATTTTTCTTGCTCCATATTTGGTGGAATTTTATGAGCTTTTAAGTTTAAAAAGTCACATGAAGTGGTTCATTAGATTGATGTGGGGAGCAGGAATTTTAGCTTTAGTGGTGAATATATTAGGTATAACAGGTATAATTATAGTGAAGGAGATGAAAGTGATTTTCAATCCAGAATACTATATACCGTTAGAACTAAATTTGGGTTTAAGAAAATTTCTATTGATACAAGGCTGTGTATATTCAGTTGTTTTTGTAGGAACAATTACTTTTCACTTTATATCTGTTCTTAATCAAAAACTGTTAGAAGTCGAAAAAGGTAAAGGTAAAGGAAAGGAGATGGTTGATCATGCTTCTGCTAGATAACATTGCGATAATTTTAGTATTTACAGTATTCTTATTTGTGGTATTTACCTATTTAAATGTAAGCAGTTTTGCTAGAGGAAAAGGAGTGACAACATCCATATTTTTAACCTTTACTTTTTTAGGGGCTTTTATAAAAATGCCTTTTGCGGCTACAAAATTTATTTATAATGAAAGAGAAAAACCTATTAGAGCTATCAGGAAAAGTAAGAAGTTTAGCGAAGAACAAAAAGAGGAAATGATAAATATTTTTCAAAGTCGCCGAAAATTATTTATAGCTCTATATAAAACTGGTCATTTTTCATACACAGAACAACTTCTTAATTTTAGAGATTGGTATCAAAAGAAGCCGTTTAAGGTTACATTTGAAGTTAGAGTTGTCACTCAAAAGAAGAAATATGAACAGACATATTTAAGAGATATAAAGAAAGATCTCGCAGGGTTATGCATAACATCTTAAAGCACCTTTAATAAAGGTGCTTTTTGTATTGTTTTATTTAAACAGTGTGAGAATAGGAAGTTGTAAGAGGAAAATGATTTCTTTTAGTAGTGATGGTTACCATTATCTAGATCGTCATCAACTTCACTGTATTTTAATACAACTTGTATCGTTAATATTCATAGAATAATATGTTTTCCAATTTAATTTTTCAATAACATCCCTTAAAAAGATAAAAAAATGTAAGAAAATGATATAATAATATCAATTAAACATTTTGTCCTACTGGAAGAACCAGCGGACACTGAACTACAAAAAGCATTAGTGATATTGCTCTGTAGTTTGGTGTCCGTTTTTTTGTTTTTTGTTAACAAAATATATGAGGGGTGTTTTTATATATGGCGCAATTAACTTTCTTACCTAAAATTGATCGCAAAGCAACGCAGGTTCGTTTAGAAGAGATTCTTGAAAATGTTCGTATTTATAGACAATTTGGGATGATTAGAAATGAGATGAAGGTTACAGCATCTAGCGAAGTAAGATATCACGGTCCAACAAATATAGTGGGAAAACCAGCTGAAGATGTCGCTTTAGCCAATGCAGCTATGAGTGAAAGAGAAGTGAAATTACAACGTTTATCTTTTCAGATTGATAAGGCATTAAGTCGTTTTAGTAAAAATCAAAAGGATATTATTGTAAAACGATATTTAGAGGATGAAGAAGTCTTTGATTACATGGTTTATAACGAAATTGGTATGAGTGAGCGTACGTATAGACGAAATAAATCTAATGCTTTTTATAAATTAGCTTTTGCTCTTAGATTAGAAGTATATGAGGCAGAAGAAACTGGAGGTAATGAATAATGAATTTTGTTCAACCAATACGTGATCCAGAGCAAATACAGAAATTAAAAGAGTATTTCAAGGAAAAGAGCTTACGTAATTATATTCTCTTCATTATCGGCATTAATACAGGTCTCAGAATATCAGATATTTTGAAATTAAAAGTAGGCGATGTCAAAGGTAGTCATATATCTATGAGAGAAAAGAAAACAGGGAAACAGAAACGAATACAAATTACTGCAGCACTGAAAAGAGAACTTAAATGGTTTATTGAAGAAAGAGAAGACAATGAGTATTTATTGCAAAGCAGACAAGGTAAGAATCGTCCAATTGGTCGTAGCATGACATATAAGATATTAAGCGGGGCAGCGGCAAAGTTCGGGTTAGATGAAATAGGAACACATACGTTAAGAAAAACATACGGGTATCACATGTACATGCAAACGAAAAACATAGCATTACTCATGGAGATATTCAATCACTCATCAGAGAAGGTCACGTTACGTTATATAGGTGTAAACCAAGATGCAATGGATAAAGCAATGACTAGGTTTAAAATCTAATCATTGCTTATTTCTTTTTAAATCTAGGGGTATCGCCATATAACCTTAGGTATCTTCTATAAAGATATTTGCTAATTCATTTTGGTTTTTATATATTATGTGGAGATTTTTAAAAATACTAAGGCTGTTTGTTTTTAGGCTGCCCTTTTTGATTTGTCCATTATGTCAATAGATTACTGTATATCATATCTTGTAATGACTGATGACTTAAAGGAGGTAATGTCAATGTATTACTATAATTATGTCCCTTATTATTTGCCCTTTCAAATGTATACTTATATTCATAGAAATGCACAGTCTGCAAATGTTTATGATTGTTATCCTATTTATTTTGATAATAATTATAATTCAGGATATTACGAACGATATAATAGCACTTTAAATAGATACGGTATTATTAGTCTCCAGAACAATGCAAATACACATTGGAAGGATTGGTATTTAGATATTGATGGTCATTCAGGGAAGTTAATATTATGGGATCGGCCAGGAAGTGGTAATCGTTGGAGAGTAATTAATCATGGCAATAATGTAGTGAGTCTACAAAATACTGCGAATACACCTTGGAAAAACTGGTATTTAGATATTGATGGTCATTCAGGTAAAGTAATATTATGGGATCGTCTAAGTGGTGGGGGATACTGGAAATTAACTGAACAAGGTCATGGGTTGGTGAGCCTTCAGAATACAGAAAATACGCCATGGAAAGATTGGTATTTAGATATAAACGGACATACAGGTGAAATTATTTTGGAAAAGAATTTAGGGAGTGGAGGATATTGGAGATTAAGCGAAGTTGAAGATTCAAAACAATTTCCGATTAGAGGCTTTGAACATACAGAATTGGGAGATCATCGTAGAATGGAGACTAGTATAATCGTATCAAAGAATGGCCGAATTGATGGTACCACTAAAACGTGGACAGCTCACCACACTCGAGGTTTTCATGGTTCTGTAATGGTAGTATTGTTAGATGGACCTCCACATATAGGAAATGTAGTATATGCTACAAAACCGCAAAGATATGGGGTTAATCCTAAAAGTAAGAGGACAGATTTTTGGTTTGAGGTTGTTCCACAGGATGTATTAAATCAAGTAACACATTATGCTATTACACATGCTGTTACTCCACTTCCTACATTGACTCCTGCAAAATTTAAAGAATGGTCTGACATTGTAGTGCCGATAGTAAAGGAATTTACTCAAGACAGCCCTAGTCCGTAACATTAGGGAAACTCTAGAAATACGCACTTCATTATTTTGTTAGTAGAGATATGATGCACTAAAGGTATTCATTAAACCTAAATATTCAGGGATTCTCCCCGTACATAGTATGGGGAGTTTTTCAGGTTGGAAAAGACACCCTAAGGTGCCTTCTCCGACTTGAACCATCTTAATTTTAATAATATGTATTGGACTTCCATCCAAATATTATTTTATTGGGGTAATTCTGAATTCTTAAGTTGATCGGTATGGGGTATCGCCAGCATTTTTGAAAACCCCACGCTGAGAGCATGCAAGATTTTATACATTTTTTTTCTAATCCAGTAATAAACGAGACCCTAAAACCGCGCCAGTATAGGAATGTATAAAAAAATGCATAGATCGATAGAACAAAAAGGAGATTCCCTCTTATCCTTGCTACCGATAACGAGAACGATGTAAATAAGCTGTCCATATGGGCAGCTTATTGTATGTTTTTGCTTAACGTGTTTTTCTTCAAAAATGCTGGTGCCCTATACAGTTACTCATAAATTTCGTACGGTGTAACTCAAAAGAGAAAGTTTAATTAAGTCAATGATAGCAAGGGACTCACCAGATGGGTCAGTTACACACAATATAAGATATGGGTAAGTGAAGGAAATGTTGTAAAATTAATATGAACAAATTAAAAGGGGGATTAGATGATGGGTAATAAGAAGAAAGATTTTTATGATTTTATGGCAGAACAGGGGAAATTAGATCGAGTATACACTATGCCAATAAAGGCGATAATTGCAGGGATTCCTACTTTTGGTGCTTCTATTGATGCAATAGTTTCTAGTAAACAAGCAGAGTATAAAGAAAAGAGAATTAAAGAATTGTTTTATTTCTTAAAAGCATCACTAGACAAAGTGGAAAAAAGTAAGATAGATAAAGAGTGGGTTGAATCTGAGGCATTCTATGATTTACTTAGTGCTGCAATTGAATCGTCAACAAAAAGTCGAAGTATAGAGAAAACTAAAATGAATGCAATGATTTTATCTAATGTTTTAACGGTTGAAAATAGTAGAGATTATCGACCAGAAGAGTATATCTCTATTTTGTCAGAATTAACAACTTTAGAATGTAAGGTGTTGTTGGTTGTTTATAATAGATTTCAAGCTGTGAAAGAAGAAAATGGCAGTAGCGTAGAGTTATCGAAAAAAGCAGGTTGGAAAGAGGCTATAACTGAAGAATGCGGTATAGATAAAAATGATTTGGATTTTGTAATGAAAAGATTAGAAAGAACAGGTTTTATTAAAGAAATAACAGGGGCGATATTAAGTTATACTGGTGGAGAATATTGCATAACAGATACTTTTGAAAAATTCATGGGATATTTAAAGCTAAATCGTATTAGTGAAGAAATCTTTCAATAAGTAAAGGGAATTTAAAGGGAGTTTTAATGGCAGAGTCGTGACCGCTTTTTGGCAGTAAATGTGCCGTTTATTTTGGAATCAACGTGATATATTTGTATCGTGAGAAGTGGCGGAAAACACAATTCATAAAGATTCCTGATAACTGAAAATGGATTGTCATAACCGGTGGCGATGGTTGCAGATTGGATGAATAGTTATTTCTTGATTTCGCATTGTGTATACGGAGAAGGGCATTTGCTCTTCTTCCAGTTACTTAATATTGGTATAGCGGATAAATGTAAACAACATTAAGGTGGTTGGAAGAAGAATAAAACTTCATTTACCGTATTAATAGTAATAACATAAGATTTTGACCAAGGGCAACTGAGCATGGTTGCTCTTTTTTGTCGAAAAATGACGATAGGTTGTTATAGTTAAGTGATTTTGTATAGTTGAATTTTGATATAATTATGAAAGAATATTAATAAAAAGGAGATTATACAAAATGAAGGTTTTTTTAAGTTGGTCAGGTAATGAAAGTAAACAATTAGCAACGATTTTTAAAGAATGGTTACCAAATGTACTTCAATATGTAGAGCCATATATGTCAGCTCAAGATATTTCCATGGGAGAAAGGTGGGGTAATAGTATTGCAGATAATCTAGAAGAATCTGTATTTGGTTTAATCTTTGTTACCCCATCGAACATTAAAGCACCTTGGATTAATTTTGAAGCGGGGGCGCTCTCGAAAACATTTGAGTCTAGGGTTATACCTATTTTATATAAAGCTGAAGTCACAATATTAGATCAAGGCCCACTTAAGCAATTTCAATCAGCAAAAAATTTAGAGAAAGAAAGTATATTTAGTTTACTTCAAAGTATTAATATGAGTAATCAAGACGGAGGATTAAATGAAACAAGATTAGAAAACGCATTTGAAATGTGGTGGCCAAAACTTAAAGAAGCTATAGATAAAATAGTTAAAGAAGAAGAAACTGAGAGTATTGAAGAAGAAAATGGACCAACAGATAGAGAGCTTCTGAATGTTATTTATTCTAAGATAATTGAGCAAGAAAAAGCAAAAAACCAAAAACAAAATATCATTCAAAATTCTATTTTGGTACCTTCAGGATTATATAGAGAATTTGAAAGAATTCAAAGAATATTAAGAGAGTGCCAAAGCACATTACCCGTTGATATCAATATAGAAATATACCACGATTTAGAAAATGTAATAAATGATTTGGATGATATAGTAAAATATATAAAAGATAAAAACCATGTAAAATATATAAAAGATAAAAACCATGTAAAATCAATCTGATATAAAGTTGTAAAAGCATTCCTTATGGAGTGCTTTTTATTTTGAAGATAAGGAGTGGAGATAATGTGTGAGCATAAGTATCAATCGTTAGATAGCGAGACTACTTCCTTCTATTCCGATGATAATCGTTATGGTGTAGATTTTACTGCTACTTTTTATTGTGAGAAATGCCTTGATATTCAACACCGAGAGAAGCGGGTTGATACAGGTGCGATTGAGGTAAAGGATAGTGAATGAATATAAAACCAAACAACAGAAGCGTAAGTTCTATGACAGTGGTGAGTGGAAGAGTATACGCGAACAAGTAAAGAAGCGTGACAACTATGAGTGTCAAGAATGTAAACGAAATGGTCGCGTTCAAACTGATACCAATGAGTACAGCGAGAGTGCAAAACGTAAGAAGACACAGTTAGTTGTCCATCATATCAAAGAGCTTGAACATCATCCAGTACTTGCATTAGAAGTAGGTAACTTAGAAACAATCTGTGTGGATTGCCATAATAAAGAACATGGTAGAACGTTTAAAAAGAAACAGAATAAATGGGAACACGATGAAAAGTGGTGAAAATGAATCGGAAACAGTCCCCCCTTTAAAATATTTCATCAAAAAACGCTCTAAGGGGCACCGGAGGAGGGGGTCGATTTTCTAAATTTATAAGTAAATTCGCGCGTTATATCAAATTGGAAAACGATGTAAATCAGAAGGGAGGGATATTGTGGCTAGAGTTAAGCGTGAAACAATGAGAAAAAGGATTGAAAAGGATTTAATAAATCAATTGAAAGAAAAAAAGATTGTAGGTAATCATTATGTTGACTTAATTCAAGATTATTTATCGCTGTGGGATTTAAAATGTATTCTTGTTGATGATATTGAAGAAACAGGAATAAAGGTATCCGGCATGCACGGTCCGAAATCCAACCCTTCTATTAATGATTTACATAAAACTAACGATCGGATGATAAAGATTTTAGATGCACTTGGATTAGAAGCATCGGCAGAAGAAAAGAAAGTTCCTTCAAAACCTGTGCGCTCTGCTAGAGATTTAACATGATTCAAAATGAATATGTAACTAAATATATTGAAATGTATCGAGTGGGAAAAATTAAGCTAAATAAAGAGCGCATAATGCTAATTGATTACCTAGAGAAATACATTTTAATACGTGATGATCTGTATTTCGATAATGAAATGCATGATGATTATATAAAATTTACAGAAAAATGGTATTTTGAATTACAGCCATTTCAGAAGTTTTTAACCGCATTTGTTTTTCTTTTTTATGAAGAAGACGATTCGGTTTTTTACGAGCAGTTTCTAATTATGATGGCTCGTGGTGGCGGTAAAAATGGTTTGATTTCATCATTATGTCATTTCTTTATTAGTCCACTACACAGAATAGACCGCTACAATGTTTCAATTGTGGCTAACAACGAGAAGCAAGCTAAAGTTTCTTTTCGTGAAGTCTATGATGCTATTAAAGGAAAAGAAATACTAGAAGATATGTTTTATCGAACTAAGGTAGAGATACTGAGTAATGATACGCAAAGCATTATGCAATATCATACATCTAATGCTGGTTCTAAGGATGGACTTCGTGACGGTTGTGTTATTTACGATGAAATACATCGATATGAAAACTTTGATGTAGTAAATGTATTCTCTAGTGGACTTGGAAAAGTGCCAAATGCTAGAGAATTTTTTATTGGTACAGATGGTTTTGTTCGCGATGGGTTCTTAGACAAGACGAAAGAGCGAGCGATGAATATTCTAAAAGGCAAAGATTTAGAAGACCCATTGTTTCCCTTCATCTGCAAGATCGATAATCCAGAAGAAATTGATAATCCTGATGTGTGGGAAAAAGCGAATCCTATGTTTAGCGAGCCGAGAAGTTCTTACGCTAAACAATTATTTAAAAAGGTATTAACTCAATATAAACAATTAGAAAATAATCCTTCAAACCGTGAAGAATTTATAACAAAACGGATGAATTATCCCGAAACAGATTTAACAAAGTCTGTAGCTCCGTGGGAGGAAATCATGCGTACTGGTTATGAAGAAGATGGAGTAACGCTTAGAGAAGTTCCAGATCTAAGACACAAAACTGCTGTGGGCGGCCTCGACTTCGCCAGCATCAAGGACTTTGCATCAGTCGGATTACTGTTTAAACATGGTGAGGATTACATTTGGAAATCACATTCATTTGTAAGAAAAGGCTTTTTGGACAAAGTGAAATTAAAAGTACCTATTAAAGAATGGGAAGAACAAGGATTGCTTACTATTCTAGATGAACCAGTCATTAATATCTCTCACATTGTAGATTGGTTTGTAAAAATGCGTGAGTTATACGGGTTTAATACGATTGTAGCTGATACGTTCCGTCTTGATCTTGTTAAATCAGCACTTGAAGCTGAAGGTTTCATATTGTTATACATTCGTAATCCAAAAGCAATTCATTCCCTTTTAGCTCCACGAGTTGAAACATTATTTGCAAACAATCGCATTATCTTTGGTGATAATCCATTAATGCGTTGGTACACCAATAACGTCTACGTCCACATCAAAAAAGACGGTAACAAAGAATATCTGAAAAAAGATGAATTCAAGCGAAAAACAGATGGATTCCAAGCTTTTATCCATGCATTATGGCAAGCGGATAACGTTCTTGTGGATGAATTTGATTTTATGCTAGATGGTATTAAATTCTAATAAAGGGGGTGATAATCATTGGATGGCTGGATGCGGTATTTAAAAGAAATAGTGAGTTAGGATTTATGTTTGATGTGGAAATGTTTATTGAAAAGGCAAATAGAGTCCACATGAAGCGAATAGCGATTGATACCTGTATATCATTTTTAGGAAGGACAATTAGTCAATCAGAATTCAGAGTAAAAAACGGTGGGAAATTCGAAAAAGATGAGCTTTATTACCGATTAAATGTTAGGCCCAATAAGAATATGACAGCAAGTACCTTTTGGGAACAGTTCATTTACAAACTTATTTATGATAATGAAGCTTTAATTATACAAGCAGATGATGGTGATCTACTTATCGCTGATGACTTTGAACATAATGAGTACGCTGTGTTTGAAGATACTTTTACAAATGTCACCGTAAAAGATTATCAGTTTAAGAGAAGTTTTAAACAAAGTGAAGTCATTCATTTAAGATATCGTAATGACAAGTTATCACCGCTTATTGATGGGCTTTTTGCTGATTATGGTGATTTATTTGGTAGGATATTAAGCTCTCAAAAACGTAAAAATCAAATTCGTGCCACAGTTGATATGGACATGCTTGCTGCAAAGAGTAAAGACCATCAAGCAAAACTCCAAAATTTTATAGATGACATGTATAAAGCTGTTGGAGAAAATGATATTGCTATTATTCCACAACAACCAGGATTTAAATACGAAGAAACATCAGGTGGTGTAAATTCTGGTCAAAGTGTGGATGAAATAAACAAAGTAACGAATGGCTTTCTAAATCAAGTAGCTATGGCTTTTGGTATTCCGACCGCTTTGTTATATGGCGAAATGGCTGATGTAGAGAAGCAAACGAAAAATTATATGCTTTTCACAGTGAAACCATTATTAAAAAAGATTTCAGATGAAGCAAACGTTAAATTTTTTGAAAAAGAAGAGTATCTTTTAGGTCAAAAAATTGAAATTAAATCCGTTTCTTATCAGAGTATATTTGAGCTTGCTGAAAGTATCGATAAACTCATTTCTTCTAGTGCATTCACAGGTAATGAGCTTAGATTGGAAGTAGGATATGATATTTCAAATGATCCGAATTTAAACAAACATTATATTACCAAAAACTATACAGAAACTCATTTAACTGAAGGAGGTGAGAAAGAAAATGACGGTGAAAATTGACGTTAAAGGGCCAATTATTTCTAATGATGAAGCTTGGATTTATGATTGGTTTGAAATGGATGCTACAAGCCCAGGTAAGATTTCAAAAGCGCTTGATGAAGCAAATGGCGATGACTTAGTTGTATCAATTAATAGTCCCGGCGGTTATGTAAATGAAGGTTCAGAGATTTACACAGCATTAAAAAATTATCCTGGTCATGTGGAAGCTCAAATTGTTGGGTTGGCGGCAAGTGCAGCATCATTCATTGCGATGGGTGCTGATAAAGTTCGAATCTCTCCAACAGCTCAAATTATGATTCACAATGCTTCTATGTGGAATGGTGGAGATCATCGTGATATGGAAAAGGCTGCTGAGATGTTGAAAACAACAGATCGAGCGATTGTAAACGCCTATGTCATTAAAAGTGGGAAATCAGAAGAGGAACTACTTAATATGATGGCTGAAGAAACTTGGATGGGTCCACAACAAGCATTAGAAAATAATTTTGTGGATGAAATCATGTTTATGGATAATCAGGTTAAAATGACAGCTTCAACTGCGACTTCTGCCATGCTTCCACAGAAAGTAATCGATGGTTTTAGAAATGGAACAATGAACAAAGGCCAAGGGATTACAAAAGAAGATTTAAACGCAGCGTTATCAGGGTTAAAAAACGAAATCCTGAATGATTTACAAAACAATATAGAAGAACAACCAAAGGAGCCGAATCCTAAACCTGTAAAAAACAGTGGGATTAAAGGGCTCCTTTTAAATTTATAAATTTATAAAAATATAAAAATATAAAATTATAAAAAATGGGGGAAACACATAATGACGATTAAATTTAATAAGTCTGAAGCATTCAATAAGGCGAAAACAAAGTTAACGGATGCTTTAACTAATGCAGAGAGTACAGAGCAAGAACAAACAGCAGCATTTGAAGGCTTCTTTGATGCGATGCAAACGGATGTAATTAACACAGTCCGTAACCAAGTAAATGATGAAATGTTAGATCGTTCTATTCTTCAACAACGCGGTCAAAATGTATTAACAGCAGCAGAAACAAAATTCTTCAATGCAGTTGTACAAGAAGGTGGATTTAAAGACGGTTCAATCCTTCCGGTAACTACACAAGAACGCGTATTTGAAGATTTAGTTAAAGAACATCCATTGCTTGATGCTTTAGGTCTACAAGATCTAGGTGCAGTTACAAAATTTATTTATTCTGATGCGACAAAAGCGTATGCTTGGGGCGAATTATTCGGTGAAATCAAAGGACAAATTAATGCAGCATTTAGACAAGAACAAATTGGTCAACTTAAATTAACTGCATTTGCTGCTATTCCGAACGATATGTTAGAACTTGGGCCGGAATGGGTTGAACGTTATGTTCGAACTTTATTAGTAGAATCTTATTCAGTAGGTTTAGAGTTTGGTTTTGTAAATGGTGGTGGAGCTGTAGCACATCAACCTGTAGGTTTAATGAAAGATGTAAATGCAACTACAGGCGCTGTTACTGATAAAAAATCATCTGGAACTTTAACATTTGCTCCTTCTGAACATGGCGAAGTAATTGCTGGTGAACTTTACGAAGTGGTAAAAGCTTTATCTGTTGATGGAAAAGGAAAATCTCGTAAAGTATTAAATAAAATTGTGATGGTTGTGAATCCTGTGGATGCAATCGGTGTACAAGCACGTAACACAATTCAAACTCCAAATGGTCAATGGGTAATGGCGTTACCTTATAACATCCAAACTGCTGAATCTGAAGAAGTTCCAGTTGGAAAAGCATTATTCTTTGTAAAAGGACAATATCTTGCAGCGATTGCTGGCGGATATAAGCTTAAAAAGTTTGATCAAACATTAGCAATTGAAGATGCTACGCTTTATACAATCAAACAGTTTGCTAACGGTAAACCAAAAGATAATAAAGCAGCTCTTGTTTATGATTTAAAAATTTCTTTCGTCCCTAAAACTCCAGTAAGCTAAGGGTGATTTGAATGGAAATAGTAATCTCAAATGAAATATTACAGCAATTTAAAGATAGGATGCACTTAGGGGATGAGGAAGATGATAACCTAAAGCGCATCCTTTCTGCATCCACAAAAGCTTTAATAAAAGATTGTGGAGCGTATGACATAAACGAAGATGAGACGTTCAAAGAATTAGTTTTTGAGCGTTCTCGTTATGTTTATAATGATGCACTTGAGTATTTTTCTAAGAACTTTTTAACTGAAATTAATAGTTTTGGCATCGCAAAAGCTTTAGAAGAAATTAAATTGGACGGTGATTAACATGCGTCCTTTTCAGTACAAGAAACCGCTGAATACAGGAGATTGTAGAAATCGAATTATCATCGAACAACCTGTAGTAATAAAAGATGAATTAAATCAGCCAATTGAAACAGATTGGCAAGAAGTAAAAAAAGCATGGGCAATGATAAAAACGGTAAAAGGTTCTGAGTATATTGAAGCTTCAGCTTCACAAGCTACTCGGATTTATCGTTTTGTAATCCCTTATACATCGGGAATTACAGAAGAAATGCGGATCAAAATGAAGAATCGCATCTTTGATATTATCGAACCGCCAATGAATGACGATGAAATGTATCAAACATTGACTATTATCGCAAAGGAGCATACTTGATATGAATGATTTTGCGAGTGATCTTGCTAGAGAATTACAAAGATATGCACGTGTTGTGGAAGAAAACTTAGAAAATGAAATTGATGAAGTGGGAGATATTGCTGTTGGTAAGTTAAAGCAAGGAAGCCCTAAAAAAACAGGTGCTTATCGTAAAGGATGGCGTAAGAAAAAAGAAGGTAATGGTGTTATTCTCCATAATACGCAAGGACAATTAACGCATCTTTTAGAAAAGGGACATGCGAAAGTCGGTGGTGGTCGAGTTCCAGCACAAGTTCATATTCGTCCAGTTGAAGAGTATGTAATTGACGAATTGTCAAGACGTATCGAAAGGGCGGTCGGGCAATGACATTAGGTGAATTAACAAAAATTCTTGAAGCTACCGGTTATCCTGTGGCTTATTCGCATTTTACAGCAACGCCAGGTAATTCAGTTCCAACGCCACCTTATATTTGTTTTCTTGTGGATGGATCAGCAAATTTAATGGCTGATAACAAGGTCTATCACAAGATAAATGATTTAAATATAGAACTTTACACAATTAAAAAAGACTTAGTTGCAGAAGCCAAACTTGAAAAAGTCCTAGACGATCATGAAATTACTTATGAATCGTATGGGACTTTTATTGAATCTGAAAAAATGTATCAACAAATTTATGAAACGAGGTTGATGTAAGTGAATAAAGAAAATAAAGTTACGTTTGGTCTGAAGAATGTACATTACGTTCCATATGATGTTCAAGATTTTTTAGTGAAATTTGATACACCAATACCACTACCTGGTGGAGTTGAATTAACTTTTGAACCACGTGGTGATTTAATTGAGTTCTATGCAGATGACATGCTTTACTATGCAGCAAGTAATAACCAAGGTTACGATGGAACGCTATCAATTGCGACTATTCCAGAGCAATTTGCTATCGATGCATTAGGCGAGCAATTAGATGAAACAGACGGTGTATTAAACGAATTAGCCGATGCCAAAGGGAAATCATTTGCCTTACTATTTGAATTCGATGGCGATGTGAACGCAACGCGACATGTTATGTATAACTGTGCAGCAAGTCGTCCGACAATCGCATCTAAAACAAAGACAAATTCAGCTGAACCGAATACAAATGAATTGAAATTTGTTTCTAGTCCAATTGTTTTAGCGGCTGGTGGAAGACCAATGGTTAAAACAAAAACAACTTCTAAAACAACGCAAGCGATTTACGATAACTGGTACAAAGAAGTGTACGTTAAAAAGCCAGCAGCACCAAAAGGAGCGTAATAGTAAATGGAAAAGACAATTACAATAGACGGAAAACAAGTCAGATTAAAAAGTACAGCAGCAACAGTTAAACGATATAAAGCACAATTCAGACGTAATTTATTTGCAGATATGATGGGGCTAGGAGCAATTAGTACCTTAACTTCACCAGATGGATCACAACAACCTATCGATACAACTAATCTTGATTTAAGTAAAGTGGACTTTGAGCTTGTTTATGATTTGACTTGGTTATTCGCTAAAACAGCTGATTCAAATATCCCTGATCCTATGACGTGGCTGGATGAATTTGAAGAATTCCCAATTGAAGAAATCATGCCAGAAATAATGGAACTAGTTCAAGTCACTATGGGAGCAAAAAAAAAATAACAGGAAATGATGAAAAGCAAGGGACATTCAGTGATGAAGAATTAACCACTGATTTGTTCCTTGCTCTTTGTTATAAAGCAAAATTAACGCATTGGGATTTAGAAACCATGACAATCGGTGATTGTTTTGATTACATCGCTGAGTTTGCTGAAATGGAGAACCCAGACAAAGAAAAAGTTAGAAAAGCAAATCAAAAAGACTTTGATTCATTCTAAGAAATGAGGTGAGAAAATGGCAGGAAGAATTAAAGGGATTACGATAGAAATCGGCGGGAATACTCAACCGTTACAAAATGCTTTAAAAGATGTAAATAAACAAAGTGATGCTTTGGCTAAAGAATTAAAAGATGTTGAGCGCCTTTTAAAATTTGATCCAGGTAACGTGGAAGCTTTGGCCCAAAAACAAAAGTTACTTACACAACAAATTGAAAATACAACACAAAAGCTCGATAAATTGAAGGCAGCGGAACAACAAGTACAGGCTCAATTTCGAAACGGTAAAATTTCTGAAGAACAATATCGTGCTTTCAGACGTGAAATTGAATTTACAGAAGGGTCACTTAATGGTCTTAAAAATAAACTAGGAAACATGAAAGCTGAGCAAGAGAATGTAGCAAGTTCCACAAGGCAATTAGAAACATTGTTTAGAGCTACAGGAAAAAGCGTTGATGATTTTGCCGGGGCATTAGGAAATCGTCTTGTGAATGCAATTAAAAGTGGAACAGCTACAAGTCGCCAATTAGAGCAAGCAATTGGGATTATTGGTCGTGAAGCATTAGGAACTGAAGCGGATATTGAAAAATTACAAAGAGCATTACGATCTGTGGATGCTGGTAATTCAATACAACAAGTACGAAACGAATTACGAGACTTACAACAAGAAGCTCAAAGAACGCAAAGAGAATTTCAAGAATTAGATATTGGCTTAGAAAATGTTCTTGGAGCAATGGTTGCTGGTGGTGGAATTGCCGGAACAATTGAAAAAGCACTTGATATGTCTAAGCTAAAAACAAAAATTGATATTACTTTCGATGTACCCGAGTCCTCCAAAAAGTCAGTAGAAGAAGCTATTAGAGGTGTCACTACTTATGGAGTTGATGCTGAAGCATCTTTAGAGGGAGTGCGCAGGCAATGGGCTTTAAATAAAAATATTAGCGATGAAGCTAACGCATCTATAGTAAAAGGGGCAGCGGTAATTGCAACATCTTATGAAGGTATAGATTTTACAGAGTTAATCCAAGAAACATATGAAATAGGAAATGAATTAGGGATAACTCAAGATAGTGCCCTTGGTATGGTTGATGCGTTGTTAAAAATGGGATTTCCACCAGAACAACTAGATATCATTGCCGAATACGGAAGTCAGCTGACTCGTGCAGGTTTTAAGGCTGAAGAAGTCCAAGCGATTATGGAAGCAGGTGTTGAAACAGGTAGTTGGAATTAGATTATAGTTCCCTTGTATGGTGACATACAATGAAAAACTCCTTTAATTCAGTGAAACTCTCAAATGAGACAATACTGAGCGAAGCCTTTTAATTAAGGAACGTGCAACGACTAGTCGAAAGACGTAGGGTGTAAGCAAATGGCACTCGAAACGGGGAGCAACTCAAGTAGTTGAAGATATAGTCTAATCTATGCGGTGACGTATAGCAGTTCATAAGAGAACGGGCGTGACGTTGCGAATCACGTTGAATATAAATGATTGATAATCTCTTAGATGGGCTTAAAGAAGGAAGGATTCAATTAACTGAATTTGCTCAAGGTGCGGATAAGGCTTTGAAAGAAGCGCTAGATGGCTCTGGGATTGCCACAGAACAAATAGAAAAGTGGGGTGCAGCTGTCGCTAAAGGTGGAAGTGATGGTTCGAAAGCTATGGTAGAAGTAGCTAAAGCAATTGAAGGGATAGAAGATCCAGTAAAAAGAAATCAAGTGGGGGTTAAAGTTCTAGCCACTATGTTTGAAGACCAAGGACAAAATTTAACTAACACTTTAATAAGTGCTTCAGAAAAAACCGTAGACTTCCAGAAGAATCAGGATAAATTGAATGAATCTATTAAAAAAATGGATGCAAGTCCAGCGGTTAAATTTCAAAAAGCAATGGGTGATTTACAGATGGCGCTGAAACCAGTTCTTGGAGTTGTAGCAGATCTAGTCTCTAAATTCGCTGAATGGATTTCTAATAATCCAGAATTAGCAGCGACATTAGCGACTATCGGAGTAGCTATCGGTGTGATTTCCGGTGCGATTATGGCACTTGCGCCTATAGTTGTGACGGTCATGAGTATCTTCGGGATTGGAGCGGCTGCAGCGGCTGGGTTTGTTGCGGCTATTCCCCTTATCATAGCCGCTATAGCAGCCATAGGTATTGCGATTTATAAAAACTTTGATGATATTAAACAATGGATTATAGATACTTGGGATTCTATTACGGAATATTTAGTAGGAGTTTGGGACGGTATCGTGCAATCATCCAGTGAAGCTTGGAATTCATTTTTAGAAACAATGCATGCATTCTTTGATCCAATAGGTCAGTTTTTTAGCGATTTATGGACAGGGATAGGTGAGGTATGCAGCAGTGCATGGAGTTCGATTGTTGAATTCTTTTCTGGAGCTTGGGCTTCATTCACAGAAATGATGCATAGTTTCTTTGATCCGATAGGCGAATTCTTTAGTAACTTATGGTCCGGAATTGTGGAAACAGCGTCTTCCTGGTGGACTTCTTTAGTTACAACGGCTTCCGAATTGTGGGGAACACTCGTACAAGCTTGGCAAGATACTTGGAATACCATTGTTACCGTTTTAGATCCAATCATTTCATTTATCGCAACAGTTTTAGAAGCAGGTTGGCTACTTATTCAGGCAGGAGCGCAAATCGCTTGGGCAGCTATAAGCCAATATATTATTCAACCAATTCAAGAGGCTTACAATTGGGTGAGTACAACAATCAGTGAAATGGTTACTTGGCTTGGTACACAATGGGAAATTGCAAAAGCTGTGGCACAAGTAGCCTGGGGATTATTTAAGCAATATATCATTCAACCAGTCGTAGACACTTGGAACTTAGTAAAAGAAAAGTTCAGTGATTTAGTTTCATGGCTAAATTCACAATGGGAGACAATAAAATCATATACATCAGCAGCGTGGAGTTTGATAAAACAGTACGTTATTCAACCTGTCCAAGAGTTGTGGAATACAACCAAGCAAAAACTTGGAGATTTAGCTAATTGGATATTAAGTAATTGGGAAACGATAAAATCTTATACACTTACAGCTTGGAATTTAGTGAAACAATACGTAATTAATCCAGTAACTGAAACGTATAATCAAGCCAAACAAAAATTTACTGATCTATATAATTCAGCGAAAGAAAAATTTGATGCTGTAAAGAATGCAGCACAAGAAAAATTCGATGCGGCTAAACGTAACATCATCGATCCAATCAAAGAAGCAGTTGGTAAGGTAGAAGAATTTATTGGGAAGATTAAGGGATTCTTTAGTGATTTAAAATTAAAAATTCCAAAGCCTGAAATGCCACCTCTTCCACACTTTAGTTTACAAACAAGTACGAAAAACGTTTTAGGTAAAGATGTTACTTATCCATCAGGAATTAATATTGATTGGCGTGCAAAAGGTGGTATCTTCACTAAGCCGACTATCTTTGGGATGAATAATGGACGTTATCAAGCAGCAGGAGAAGCGGGGGACGAAGCGGTGCTTCCGCTTAATAAAAAGACACTTGGAGCTATTGGTGCTGGAATCGTAGCAGCCATGCCACGAGAACAATTTGCTATGCCAGGCGAAATAAATCAATTAATGGGTGACATGAGCCGTATGATGGCTAGTTCTGTCAGCCAATTATCAGGATTAAAGACTGTCATGAGTGGTGTGTATGGAAATATGTCAAATAGTAAACAGGCTATGACAAGTAGTGTATCAAATCAAGTATTTAATAACTCATTTGGATCATCTGGTGACGGAGCAATTCCGATGCTTGGTGGTGATTTGGTTGTTGAAGTTCCTGTTGTTATAGAGGGGCGAGATGTGGCGCGTGGTACGTATCGATATACAACCGAGTACCAAGAAAGAGAAAAACAAAGAGACTCAGCCTTTTAGGTTTGGGTTTCTTTTATTTTATAGAGAAACGAGGTGTTAAAATGAGTACTTTTACTTTTAATAAACAACGCAAGGAATACATTCAAATAGAAAAAGGATGGAGTCCACCAACATGGGCACCTCTAAAACGGAATTTTTTAAAAACACCTGGATATCCAGGTGCAAGATTATTAGGTACAGAAACCGATCCACGTCCACTTCCTGTACCTGTAGGAATTATTGTTCCAGATGGAACGGACTTAGAAACTTTAAAAGAAGAAATAGCAGATTGGTTAATTACAGAACAACCTGTCGAGTTAGTTTTTGATGTAAAACCAGATAGAACATATATAGCTGTTGTTGATGAAGATTTTAATGTTGATGATTTTGTAAGTCTGGGAAAAGGTACTTTAAAATTTATTTGCCCAATGCCATATAAATTAGGACCAATTCGAAATGCAAAAGCAAAACTAGAACCAAATAATATTATTAAAATGGATGCTTTGAATGAGGGAAGTGTATTTTCAGAACCGAAATTCAAGATACAGGTAGAGAATCCGTCCACATTCATCGATATTATAAATAAAAATGGAGGTCAACATTTTCGTATAGGATACCCAGTTAAGATAGATGAAACGCCAATAAGTCGGTATGAATTGGTTATGCATGATAAAGCGAATTCTCTAGTGGGTTGGACGGAAGTGGGAAAAGATTTCGTTTCAGATTACGGAATCGTAGCAGGGAAAATGATAGCGGATGGTGCACGCATCATGCCATCTGATTACGGTCAAGGGCAATTTTGGCACGGACCAGCAGTGAAAAGAAGTATTACAGGTGGACCGCTACAAGATTTCACACTTGATGCAATAGTTGAATGTCGAAACTTAAACCCTGCAACTATGGGACGTGTAGAACTTTATTTATTAGATGAAAACAGCGTTGTAGTCGGAAAAGTAGGTATGTTTGATGCATATAGAAATTCTAGCGAGAATTTTGGTGAAGTTATGGCGGGAAACGGTGACTACAATCATTTGATTATAGCGGAAACGGGTTATTATCGTACAACATGGAATGATTTTTATGGACGTCTACACATTGCACGAGTGGGAAACTATTGGCAAGGGGATATTGCTTTAATCGATGAAAAAGGAAATTACCATACAGAAAAATTTGCCCAATGGTACGATACAGGCAATAGCTTTATGAAAAAAGTCGCTCAAATTGTTGTGCATATATGCTCATTTAATGACGCACCATCATTGATTGCAGCTGTACACGATATTAAAGTACAAAAAGTGAATAGCAATACAGAACGTCAAATACCTTATATTGTTCAAAAAGGAGATCTTGTAGAAATCGATTCATCCGATGCCAGTATTCGTATTAACGGAGCAGACGCGATAAATATAAAGGATTTTATGAGTGACTATATACGTATTGAAAAAGGAAAGAATGAAATCGAAATATCCCCAAACAACATTGGACAGGTAGATGTCACGTATAGGGAGCGTTACAGATGAGCAAAGCAAATAATCTATTACACATTGTGGATTTTAAAACAGAACAAATCATAGGTGTTATCAAAGAACAGGATTATTGGGATGATTTACGCCAATGGGAACTTAAAGATAACAAAGATAAATTTGAGTTCACAACAGCTGATGGTATAAAGATAGCGGCATCACTTATACAACAGAACCTTGTCGTTAAACAAACTCGTGACGGTACTTTTGTTTCATACATTATTACAGAAGTAGAACAAGATACAACAGGTCGTTCGAAAAAGATTTATACACTTGGTGAACATACAAAACTAAAGAAAGCGACTGTAATTAAACCACAAACTTTGCAAGCTACTACAGTCAACGAATCTACAGACTTTGCTTTACAAGGTACAGAGTGGAAACGTGGGATTACTGAGTTTGTTGGTATACGTACCATTCATATTAAGGATTTTACAAATCCGCTTGATCTCTTAAAACAAATTGCATCTACGTTTGAACTTGAGATTCGTTTTAGAACAGAAATAATGGGATCTTTTATTGTCGGTCGTTATGTAGATGTAATAAAAAAAGTAGGACGTGACAACGGAAAAGAATTCTTGTTAGGAAAAGATGTACAAGGTATCCGGCGTATTGAGAATAGTCAAGATGTAGTAACTGCTCTTGTAGGTGTTGGTCCACAAATTAATGAAACTGGTGAATTTCTCACATTTGAAGAAATAAACAATGGCAAACTTTATGTAGGAAATAATGATGCTCTGCAACGTTGGTCGAAAGATGGTAAGCATTTATTTGATATTTATTCACCACAAACAGAAGACCAAGGTATGACGAAGCAAAGACTCAAACAATTAACAGAAGCAGAATTAAAGAAGCGAATTGATAGCTCTACTTCATATGAAGTAAATGCAGTAGCGCTGGAAGAAGTATTTGGTTTATCTCATGAAGCGGTTCGTAAAGGCGATACGGTACGAATAAAAGATATCGGGTTTAGTCCACCACTTTTCTTAGAAGCTAGATTAATAGCAGCAGATGAATGTGACACTGATTCATCGAAAGATAAATATATCTTTGGTAATTATCGTGAAATTAAAGATACACGAAGTCTTATCGATAGGTTATACGCACAAATCATGGGTAGCTTATCAAATAAAGCATCTAAAGAATTACTAGATATGTTAGATAAGAAACTTCAAGAAAATGTAACAGAAACAGAAGTTATTCGAAAAGAATCGGAAGCAGCAAAGAAAATCGCTGAACAAGTGGCTGAAAACTTGAAGAATAATACCGTTGATATTATTGAAGGCGTAAATCCACCAACAGAAAACTTAAAGGATAGAAAAACTTTGTGGCAAGATATCAGCAAAGGTAAGCCTGGTATTCTGAAATTGTGGAAGGATGGCAAATGGGATCCTGTTGTTCCTGATGTGGAATCCGTTAAGAAAGAAACATTGGCACAGGTAAGCAAAGATATTGAGGCTACAAAAAGCGAATTAAATGAAAAGGTTCAAAGTGTGGAAGGTAAAGCGCAAGAAATAGTTAAGCAAATAGTTGATGTTCAAAAACAAGTTAATGACAAAGTAGATCAAACATGGATTAATACCCAATTAAAAGATAAAGCAGATAAATCCGGTGTTTATACGAAAGATGAAATTAAAGATGGCTTTATCGGGAAACAAATCTATGAAACTGATAAACAAGGGAATGTTCAGAAGTTCCAAGAAATCAGTACATCCTTTGAACAAACAAATGAAGATATCAAATCAAAAGCAGAGAAACAAAGCGTTATTGATTTAGGTAATAACCTAACACAAGTTTCAAAAACTGCTAATGAAGCGAAACAAACTGCTGATGGTAATACACGTACCATTTCACAAGTGGATTCTAAAGTAAACCAAACAGCTACAGACTTTACCAAAAAGACAACAGCAATAGAAGAAACTGTTACTGGGGTTTCAAAAAAAGTTACCAATATACAAACTGAACAAGGCAAGATCAGTGAGCGTATTACTAAATCCGAGCAAACCGCAGATGGATTTAAAACTTCTATTGAATCGCTAACTAAAAAAGATACTGATATCAGCAATAAATTAAATACAGTTGAGCAAACTGTGGACGGCACAAAAAAGACGATATCTGATGTGCAACAAACTGCAAATGATCTGAAGAAAACAACAACTGAAATTAAAGAACAAGCCGGAAAGATTAATGAGAAGTTAACAAGCGTAGAAAAGAAATTTGATGAGCAAGAAATAGGAGTGCGTAATTTAATATCAGACACGCAATATTGGGAAACAACACAAGTAGCTTCAAATTCGGCATATGGAATATTTAAAAATAACTTAAATTCATTGTTTAGTACTTTAGTTGAGCAAACCGTAACCTTCAGTTTCGACGTGAAAATTATCACGAATGATAACACTGAGGGAAGGATTCAATTTTATGGTTCTAATGGCTCTCCAAAATATACTTTCGCTCAAAAAGTATTAACAGGCATAAATAAAGATTTCCAACGGGTTACTTACACAACTAAAATTCAAGAGATTCCTAGTAACAATGGACAAGCAAGATTGGAATTTTGGGGGATAGATGCTAAAACAACTAAAATCATTATTCAAAACTTTAAACTTGAAAAGGGGAACAAAGCCACAGGATGGACACCAGCCCCAGAAGACCAAGTAACAAATGATGAATTCACCAAGAGAACAACTGAGATTGAAAAAAGTGTGGAAGGCGTTAAAACTACTGTATCAAATGTTCAAAACAGTCAAGTTGGATTTGAAAAGCGTATGAGTAATGTGGAACAAACAGCAAGCGGTCTTTCTACTTCAGTTAACCAATTGACGCAAACACAAACTACACAAGGAAAACAGATTACTGATGCTAACACAAAGATAGAGCAGCAAGCACAAGCAATTAAGGCTAAAGTAGAAATTAAGCAAGTAGAAGACTACGTTGGCGGTTTTCGAATTCCTGAGTTGAAGAATACTGTTACAAAAAATGCTCAAGATTTAATGGGAGAAATATCTAAAAAAGTAGCTACGCAAGATTACAACAAGAAAACAACTGAATTAGAGCGCCTTATTTCCGCCAATACGGAGGGAATTAAACTTGCTGCAGTAAAAAACGAAGTATATACAAAACAACAGGCTGACGGAAGATATGCGGATAAAGCGTATGTGGAAAAACAAGAGGGACGTATTGAGGTAACTGAAAAAGCGATTACTAGTACCGTCCAAAAAGGCGATATTATCTCGGCTATTAACCAGACAGCCGAAAAGATTTCTATTAGTGTTTCAAAGTTAGATATAAATGCAGATACAGTTGTGAAATGGCTAACAGCAAAAGGAATCAACGCTGATGTCATTAAAATCAGTGGTGATAAAGTAACGATTGATAAAAATGGTATTACAGCAAAAATGGCTGACTTCTTTTTTGAAGATGAGCGTGGGCAGAAATTTTCAGTAACACCAAGGAAGAATCTCATTCCAGATCATGACTTTTCACACATTTCTTTTAAGAATTTTAATAATTATTTTTTGAAGATTGAATACAGTCCTACATGGACAATTATGTCTAATCCATATATTGAGAAACCAGTGGTTAATAATTATGAGCCAATGGTTAATCCGTTGCGGATAGATTTAGGAAACTGGATTCGTTTTACATTATTTGATGGTGTAAAACCAGGTAAGAAATACACATTGTCGGCTCATTTCAGAGCAACTACCAATGATAATCGTGTAAACATTACAAACAAGCCAATCATGAGAGCGGTATTCGGTAAATATAACGGTGACACTCCCGTGGAGCTTGGACGAGCATCAAAAACTTACGATGCACCAAGCATTCAAACTGGGAAAATAGTAAGATACGCTTTAACCTTCACTGTGCCGAGTAACTATGTAGAAGGAAATGGTTATGTTTATATTGATTTATTTGGCGAGGGGCTCTTAAATAATATGCAAGCAATTGCTGTATCAGGTGTTCAGTTGGTGGAAGGTGACGTTCCTTCCGTTTATAACTGGGATACAACACATGGAGAACTCGTAAACGGAACACTGCCTTTTTCTACAATTGCACTTGGTACAAAAGATAATGTTATTTACCACAATCATGTGAACAAATGGAATTATATGAATGCGCCACTTGAAATCATAAGCAATGGCGAAATGATGGCACTCGTTGGAGATGATCGTGCGGGACTCAGTTTTTATCCCCGTGGCGGTGGAGAACGTAGAAGTTACATCGGTCACATTTACAACAATGAAAATAGATTCCGAATTGAATCAAAAGATCCTGTTGCAACGACACAATCAATTGAATGTAATGGGATTAACGTATGTGGTGGATACTTTGGTGCTAATGCAGGTTCTATTCATTATACAAATGGTAGCTTAGGTTTAGGGTGGTATTTCCATGATGGTAGATGGAATTATGTTGATTTCACAAATATGACTTCTAGAACATAGAGAGGGAGATGAGTATGAATCCAGACAAATTTATGCGTCCAATGCCACCTAATGAACAGTCACCATTCTTAGGTAGAGTAGTTGATTTGAAGAAAGGTGAAAATCAAGTCACCGTTAGCATTCCAAACGATATGCTAGAATTTTGCGGTATCAAGGAAGATACAAAAGTTGAAGTTTGGGGACTTCCTGATGGCACGTTGAATATGCGGATTGCTACTTCATGTAATTTATGTAATAAGGGCGGCAGAGTTTACGAGATTGAGCTTTTCGGTAAAGTAAGCCTTATCTGTGCCGAAGATTATGTAAAGCTAACTGGAAAGAGACCAGGGGCTTCTGATGAAGTAACACTTGAACATGTGGAAGAAGTAGAAAATAGAATGATAGAAGAAGCATTATCAGCAGATCAATATTAACTAAATACGTTTAAATAAGTAGGACAGCCATGAGCTGTTTTTAATTTTAAATAAAATACGGTTTTTCTAACAAAGAGGAGCGATTTTGCTGCTCTTTTTATTTTGAAATGAGGTGGTCAAAGTGGAAGGGTTACAAGATATCAAAAGTGATGTTCAAGAAATAAAACAAGATATCAAAGACATTCGTTTGGAAATTAAAACCTTAGAAATGCGAACGACAGGTAACGAAAAAGACATTATTAATATCACTAAACAGTTAGATAAGATCGGCGCCAATACTACCTGGATATTACGACTTATTGTGGGTGGACTTGTTGGGGCAGCACTGACTTTCTTACTGAAAGGAGGTGGTATGTAATGTTTGAAATTACAGTAATAATTGGCATTGTAGTTGGTCTTTCACAAATTGGCAAAACAATTGGATTACAAACAAAATATGTTCCGCTATTGAATGTAACGCTTGGCATTGTGCTAGGCGTTTTATTTTTGGGTGGAGATATAAAAACAAATGTATTTCAAGGAATCATCATTGGACTGTCAGCAAGTGGATTATTTGATCACACAAAAATTATGAAAAAGGATGTTGATGAAAAATGAAAAAGACATTAAAACATATTTCTTCTGTAGTCTTTGCGGTTATTTTAGTTTTATCTATTGCAACAAGTGCTTTTGCTGATAGAACGCTTATTATTCCTGATTTACCTAAACAACCATACCGTTATGGCGTGGGTGCATATGAGGGCGTTGTAGCTCATTCTACAGCAACTCCAGAAGCTCCAGCTATTAACATTCAAAAATATGAGTCTCGTACATGGAGAAACGCATTTGTTCACTATGCGGTTGACTGGAATGAAACAATCCAAATCGCGGATACAAAGTACATTGCATATGGCGGCGGTCCTGCTGCGAATAAGCGCTTTGTCCACGTTGAATTATGCGAAACAGCGGACTATGCAAAATTCAAGCGTTCTTATGAAAAGTATGTAAAAATTTTAGCGAAAATCTTGAAAGATAACAAGATATCTGTAGAAAAAGGATTGTGGACGCATAGCGATGTAACTCATCATCTTGGCGGTACAGATCATGAAGATCCAATTGACTACTTAAAGTCTCATGGCGTTTCAGAAGCTCAATTTAGAGCAGATGTACAACGATCATACAATAATTCTAGCAGCGTGGACGTTTCTGTTCCTGATAAGCCATCTAAACCAGCAGAAGTACCGACAGCAGTAACAAATGGTATTGCTTATATTGAAGGCTACAACGTTAATTTACGTAAAGGACCAGATACAAGCTATTCTAAGATTCGTCAGTTAAATAAACCCGAATCTTATGTTGTATGGGCTGAAAAGGATGGTTGGTTAAATCTTGGTGGAAATCAGTGGATTAAGAACGATCCTTCTTATGTGAAGTTTAGTAAGAAGAGTACAGTGGATTCATCTATTGTAGGGAAACGGGTTGTATCTAAGGTTAACAATCTACGATTCTATGATGCTCCATCTTGGCAGGACAAAGATGTGGCTGGTTCTGTAGATGTAGGATTAGGATTTACAATTGATGCGAAGGTAACTGTTAATGGTTCACCACAATATAAAGTACACAATAGCAAAGGTAAAACATACTATGTAACTGCTAATGAATTTTATATCAGTATACATTAA